CTTTAGCTACCGCCGTAGGTTCGCCTGCCGCTGGTTTGGCTGTCAGAGCTATTACAGGCGCTATTCTGGGAGAGGAATCAGATGATGAAAGCGTTGCGGAGCGCGCAATACTAGGAGCAAGCCATGAGCAGTTAGCCGCTCTTAAAAAAGCAGATCAAGACTTCAAAATAGCAATGAAAAAGCTAGACGTTGATCTAGAAAAGATTGACTCAGAGGATAGAGCTTCAGCTAGAAAGCTTGCCATTGATAAAGGTATAATGCCTCAAGTAGTTTTAAGCGTGGTTGTTTTGGTTGGCTATTTCACGATAATCTACGTTGATGCTACTAATTCAGAGATACAAATAGATGATTTTCTTCTAGGCGTTCTTACCGTTGCTGTCCCTCAGGTATTAGGGTTTTGGTTTGGCTCAAGCTCTGGAAGTAAACAGAAGACAGAAAAATTGAAATAATGAACAAAGATAAAACTCTAAAGCTATTAAGGCTCCATGAAGGGGTAAGGTACTTGCCTTATTATTGTAGTGCAGGATATTTGACCATAGGGGTAGGGCATAACCTAGATTCTAAGCCTATTTCAGATAAGGCTGTAAATCAGATTTTACATGATGATTTGTCGGATGTTTTGAGAAAGGTCGAAAAGCTTTCTTTCTGGAATGAACTAAATGACATTAGAAAGCATGTGATTATTGATATGTGCTTTAGTTTAAGAAAATGATTGTCGCCATTACCGAGCACGACTATAAGCAAGCTTCAATTGAGATGCTAGATAGTAAATGGGCTAGGCAAGTAGGAAAGAGGGCTGAAAGATTGTCAGATATGATGGAAAGCGGTGATTGGCCTGATGAAGTTGATTAAGTCTATTTTCTGGCTTCCAGTTCAGCTATTCTCTAAGATAATTCTAGTATTCCTAGGTTTATTTCTAGTTCCTTTTGTCATTAAAGACTCTATTAGGCAGTCTAAGAATCTTTACGGAGTCTACGAGGGGCAGAGTTACGCATGGTGGCTTTTAAATGTCAGATCTGACCATCCGCTATGGCTATGGGGAAATGACCGTGACGGGCTTCTAGGGGACACTAGGGGTTATTATTTCAAATGGTGTTTAGATCGAAAGATTAAACCTCATAGTTGGCTATCTAAATATATTTGGGCGGCTATCCGCAATCCTGCTAATAATTTAAGGTTTGCTAAGTGGAATGCTTGTGACGTGAGAGAGTGTAAATTCTACACCTTCGGCACCCATCCAGAGGCTAAAGACAAGAAAGGCCACGAGGGATTTCAGCTCACAATAGCTGATAATGGCAAGCGTTATTACTTCGGCTTCACTTTGTGGTATCCTTATACAGAGAATCGAGGCGTGTTGATCAAGTTCGGAAACAAGATCGACGGAGATTCTAAAAACAAGGTCTATACCGAAGATGATGAATTAAAATACTTCAAAGGTACGGCCTTCTATATTAATCCATTTAAGAGTTTGTAGCATGAAAAAAAAGTCAAAACCCATGAAAAACCATGGTAGTGGAAACGGCAAAAAGCCACCTTTAAAACCAAAAAAGAAATCGTCTTACCGTAAAAAATGAGCACAATTTCAGCATTTTTGGTGTGGTCTATAGTTTACACCCTTTCTTTTGCTACTCCACTACCGGAGAACGCCAGTTTTTTCTTATTCAATTCAAGCATTTCCTTTGCTTTATTGTGGTTCTTTTTCGGTCTTAATGGATTTAGGGGTAAGGCTTTAGCATTCTGTGAGTTATTACTAATTGCTCTAAACTATTTTGCTTATTCCAACTTTGTAAGTGGCGGCGGGGTGTTTTATAATCAATATGAGATTATACTAGGGACTGTAAACTTAACAGAATTCATTTTATTTATGGTTTTCCTTTGTGGAGATTCTTTCAGCTCTAACAGAAATAGGGATAGGGATAGTGATTTTAGCTCAAATCTCTATAGGTCTATGGGGGCTATTAAAAAATGAGCGACAGCGCAGAAATAATAGGAAATAGAGCTGCTGAAGCTGTAACTGGAAAAGCTGTTGTAGTTGCAAGCTCTGGAACTGTAGCCGCAGGCGCTAGCTCAGCCCCCACCAATCTGTATGGAGAGTACTTAACAGCCAACGGCATTTATTTTTTAAGTTACGCCGAGTGGATTCAAGTTTTAGGTGCTATCTATGTATTTACTTTACTTTGCCGGACTGTGGTCTGGCCTATCATTAAAAAATTAAAAGGTTTATTAAGAAATGAAAAGACGTCTAAAATCAACATCGAAGTACGGTCAAAGCCTTAAATCTAGGGCTTCTGAGTCTAAAGGAAAGAGAAAAAAGGAGCTAGAAAAGCTTTCTAAGACTGATAAAGCCAACTATAAAAAGGCTCCTAAGTCAGTACAGAATAAAATTAAAAAGTCTTACAAAAAAACAACTAAAACAAAGACTAAAAATAAGGGTAAATACTTATAACGCCATATAAACAAATGTTTTATATTTAACTCTCAATTAGTTAATTATTAATCAATGGGAGAGAGATTATGAGTGAGAATAGGGCTTTTAAGCTAGGGCTAACAAGTGGCTCTGATTGCGATAAGGCACACAGATCTCATATGGAGTATTTAAGATGTAACTATAAACCAGTCCCTGCTCAAGATTATATAGACCAACTAAAAAGGTGTATTAAGATACAATTTAAAACAAAGAATTTTTTTGTTATAATCCGATTATGAAAATCACTTCAGACTTTACCGAAATAGGCGAATCAAATCAGTTCGTAGAGCGTTCTTTTGAAGAAAAAATAGCCTATCTTCAGGAAAGAGCAGTAAAGAAGATAAGGGTAGAGACTAGAAATCCTCAAGGCTCAGCTACTGTAGTCTCCTATATGTTGAACGGTGGGAAGCTTCCTAGAAAAGAAGTTATTGCGGCTTTAAGGGTGGCTCAAGGCGATGAGGAGCTAGCACTTAAGCAGCTAATGATAAACCATGAGAATAAAAAGCGGAGGTTTGGCTAGTGGCCGGTAGATACAACATGCTAGACGTCCCCTACAAGGTTTGCGGCAATTCCCTAGTCTTAGATGAAACCCTTGAGGTTACACATGATGAGGAACACTGCGCTCAGATTGTTGGAATAAGATCTGAAGGGTCATTGATTGTGCAAAAAGCTTCTATTGAAATGATAAATAAAATGGCGGAGAGAAATGAACGCTGAACTACTAGCCTCTTATGGCGCCATGTGCGCCTTAAAGATGATGACAGAACTAACAGGGCAAGACTTCAAGCCAGAAGATAGAAATATCTGGTTTAAAAAGAACTACCCTAAGTACTACGTCATGGCTCAATCCTTTATTGAAGAGAGTGAAGGGGTTGAGGCTGAAGAAGAACCTAAGATTATTACTTTGAATTAGCATGAAAATAAAGCTTCCATTGTGCGATTGGGAATTTAATGATGAATTAGGCGCAGATCCTAATATATTCTCTATGAAAGCAAGAAAGTCTACCTATATAAAGGAATCGGAGTCTTGCTGGATCGGAATTTTGTATGAAAGAGGATTGCCTGTTTTTGGTTTTACATGGAACACTGAAGAAGAATTTGATACTGTAAAGGCTGACATAGAAAAGATTATTAAGAAATGAGCGAAGAAGTAGAAGAAGTTAAGAGCTACAAGTTCTCAGAAGGCAATCAATGGTGGCAAGCTAGGTCTACTCATGGCCGAAAGCCTTTATGGGATAACCCCCAAGAGCTGCTAGAAGCCTGTGAAGAGTATTTTGATTGGGCTGTAAAGAATCCTCTATGGGAAACTCAACCTAAAGTATTAAACGGTGAAATAGTTGATCATGCAGTAGATAGGCTTAGAGCAATGACCGTAAGTGGGTTGTGTGTATTTCTTGGAATAACTAGAGAGACTTGGAATCAATACAGGAAGAAAAGCGATTTTTCTGACATCTGCGAGCATGTAGACCAAGTAATGTTTACTCAAAAGGTATCAGGAGCCGCAGCTGGACTTCTTAAGGAGAATATCATTGCAAGAGAAACAGGGCTAGCCGATAAAAAAGAAGCCAAGAACGAGCTTACAGGAGCTAACGGAGCGCCCATAGAAATAGATC